TTGCTGATTCGGAATCAGGGTCTGGAGTTTCCTCCTGTTCATCCTGATCTTCAGTTTCTAGCGGTTCATCCTGCTCAATTAAATAACCGCCATCGTCTGGCTGCAGCTCTTTGCTCATGATTGCCCCTTAAGGTCATTGCCACGAATAGGGTCGCGTACCCTTTAAAACGCCACGAATAAGGTCGTGTGCCTGTTTACAGTCTGTCACATTGTGACAAAAATTGTCAATAAGTGACTATTTGCCAGTCAGAGGAGATAGTGCGCTTCGCACGTTATCTTGCACTTCATCCACAAAATAACCTTGTGACAACAGCTTCCTTATAAGCTCCGGATCGCGTGATGCCCAAAACCTTGCGCCATCATTTGTAAGAACTTCAGACGGATAGAAGTCTCTATTTTCCATAACCTGAATGGCGTCATACATATCAGAAGCCACCCCTTGCCCTCGGTACTGTGGGTAAATCTCGCTATCTAGTGACTTCATTTGGCTAGATTTCATATCAGGCTGAACAGCCATATAACCAGCAGATTTCCCATCAGGGGCACTTAGGAAGTATTCTGCCCCATCGGCATACTTTTCCCCGCTTGGGACTTTTACTATTTCTAGCCCTTTTTGTGCCAGTCTGTAGGATGCGGCATTTGGTACAAATGGGAATGCGCCCAATGCGGTCATAGCAGCATTGCTCAGTGTACGCTCTTCGGGATAGTTGGCATACATTGCAGCGTCAGCACCCAGACCTGCTATATCACCAACAACAGGGACGGCTGACAGTGGCAAAGCAACTCCACCCAGCACATCAGCTACCTGTTGGCCCATCGGCTTCGGCTGTGGACGTTGTGCAGCGTTCTGGATGGCTGTTTGTGCGCTTGCCATTCCGGCAGGGGCAGGGCCACCTTGCATTAACGCTCTGAGTGCTGACTGAGCCATATTGCTAACCACCCTTGGATGCCACATCCAGCGCGGCATCATAGTATTTTTGAAACCGGCCAAAGTCTAAATTTCTGGCCCCATCGATCCCGTATTCAGCGATATTATCCAAAGCGTGTTGCATCAATTGGTTTACATGGTCTGGATGAATCATACCAACTGCGTTCATCGCATTTTCCATTTGTAATACCGGCATCGTGTCTGCCAATTCTTCAATTTTATATACCGGCACATTGTCGGCACCAATCTCACGCAATGCCTCTAGCCTGTGCTGGCCTTCAATCACGTTGTTGTTCTGGTCAACGATTATCCTGCTGATGTAGCCATTTTCGTCAGATATTTTTGCCGCTAAGTTAGCAACTCGTCGCCGTTCACTAGGGTCTGCCAGCCTAACGCCACCAGATACATCATTGATGCTAATAATCTGATTACCTATCACCTTTGGATATTGGAAGTTAGCACTCATCACATTATTGATATTGTCGGAAGGTTTTCTGATGTTGATTTTTCTACCTTGTGCCGTAATTTCACTTGCCGCTTTTCCAGCCTGAGCAACATCCATCGCACCTTCAACAGCTCGACCAGCCTTGACTATACCTCCAGCAAATGGGATCGCGCTTAAACCTCCCAATGCCATACCGAGCATATCGTCATCACGCCTTGCCCTTTCAAAGTCTCTCATGCCTTGGGCAGTGCCAACAAATGGAAGGAACCCCATGCCAATATCCGCGACAGTAGCACCAAGGCTCATGTTCTGCGGAGTATCAAGGGAAGTAAATTGACTAAGCCCGCCCAGCATATCAGCGTTGTTCTGCGGACGTTGTACAGCATTCTGGACAGCAGTCTGGTAACTCGCCATACCACTAGGCGCTGGGCCACTCTGCATCAACTGCTGAGTTAAAGCCCGGAGTGCTGACTGAGCCATGACTACCTCACGAATGGATTTAAAGCACTGACTACCTTCAACTGGTTGTCAATCTGCTGGCCTTGGGTTGCAACCTGATCTCTCTGTATCTTAGCTCCGGCTTCCTGCGCTTTGATCTGGGTGTTCATTCTCTGGGTTTCAGCGTTGAAGGAATCAAGCTGGAGATTAGCCTGCTCAGTCTGGAGACCCATCTGGAGTTTCTGGGCTTCCAGTTGAATCCGAGCCATCTCAAGCTGGAGCTTCTGCATATCAACTTGAGCGCGCATCTGATCTGCCTGAGCCTTCATCTGTTCGGCTTGAGCTAGAACCATTGCCGGGTCTTGAGCCTGGCCTTGCATCTGCATCTTCTGCTGGAGTTCGGCCCTTTCCTCATCAGTCATCTGTGACTCAGGGATAATCCCTTGAGCTAGCATCTGCGCCCGTCTACGTTCGGCAAGAGCGTCAGCGACAGGGGACACCACGTTACGCAGCATCAGGTCACCACCGAGCTTCAGAATATCGGGATCAACCTGCGCCAAGTCAATCATGGTTCTCAGGGTCTGCTCCTGACGATTCCTAAAGCTAGGGCCAGCCTTGCACACTACGTCATACGTCCCAACAGACAGGTCGTTCACCTTCACTACCTTGCCAGTCTGGTTATCAATAACCTCTTGGTTGATCGGCTTCATCTCCATGGAACCGTCTTCGTACATCAACCTCATCTGACGCTGGTTGTCGTAAACTTTAGGGATCGTGGAGACCAGAATCTTCCCGGTATAACCAATGGCAATCTCGAGTGCTTGGAAATACTTATGAGTCCCGTTGTCGCCCTTGCTTTGCAATCTCTCGATAGCAACACCAGACTGAAGTCCCGGATTGTCACCCATGTTAGAAGCGAACAAGCCAGCAGACATTCCAATGATGCCCCGCATTGCTTCGGAGATCGTCCTAAGTCCGGGGTTGATCTGAGCGCCACCCTGCTGCTGTGGAGCGCCTGGAACCTGCGGGTCGGGATTGTAGAACTGCACTGGATCACTATTGGTATTCAGAGTCTGGAGCTGTAGCTCATGACCAGCAGCTTGCGCCATCGTCATCCAATACTTGGAACGTGGAGCCAGTGCGCCTTCCTCAATCTCACGAGAAAGTGAATAGTTCAATACCCGTTGGGAATCCATGAGCTTTTCTACAGCGCCATAATAGATCGTCTTGTTCTCGAGTATCTTGAAGTTAGCGTAAACAGGAACAACCGGCAGATAGCAGAAAGCAGTATCTCGGTCATCCTCTAGCCAATCGGAGGCATCGAACAACCGTGAACAGACTTTCTTGTACTTGCGCTCTCTCCTACGGACTTCGGTAACACCCATCGCCTCTAGCTCATCGGTAATGGTCTCGAAGTCATCGTTTACCTCATGCACCTGGCCGTTGCTCATCAAGACCAGTTCGCGCATTTCCTCTTCGATGTACAACAGTTCACCGATAACCACGACCTCAGACTTGTCGTAATAGGCGTCACTCTCCCGATCATCCGATACACTCGACCCAGAACCTTCCGGCCAGCGAGCGTAGTATTCACTTGTGGCTATTGGGTGTAGGACGAAGCAGTATCTTGCATCGCACTTGTCTTGCATTTGTGCAGACGGATCAAACCATACCCTATCAATCGCATTGCCAATCGGTTCGATGAGCAGGTCTTGATCGAATGAGTTGTCATCAGCGAACTTCTGCACTACTCGCCACGCATCGAAGCCACACGTTACCGCACCACGACCAGCAGCAGAGTAGATCAGGGAAGCGTTGGAAATGGTTTCAAGGTTACGGATGATTGCGTCATAGACCTCGGCAATATCCTTTGTAGCTGCGCCACCGGCAGGGGAGACCTTCACATCGAAGTCAGCCTGTTCTAGCTCTCCGGCGATCTGGTCAACAATGGGGGAAGCCATGTCAAACGTGTAGCGTGGCTTGTTGATGTTGTTGTTCCACCAATAGGGTTCCCACTGCCCATCCCGCTTAGAAACGAACAGGTGAGCCTCGCGAGCCTTCTCGCGGTTGTCATGGTCAGCCCACTGCGCAGCCTTGAGCATATTGATAACGTCATCGTGAGAGTCGTACTTGTCGCTCTCGTCGTAGATTTCGTCACCCATCTCGGACGCTTTCTTACTGATGTAACTATCGTCTTTCGAGTCCAGTTCTGTTCCGCTTTCGTACTCGGCCATTATCTTCCACCCCATCCGGCGAATTTGATTGTAGCCAC